CAGGAGAGTCCCGCGCAGGTGTTGCTGAACGGCATCACGATGTCTTGGTTGTGACCGAAGACACGAACGATCATTAGACCGTACCTCCAACCATAAGTCGCGGCGTCTGCGGCGGGGACCCGTAATATTCTGTGACGGGTTCTGACCAACTGCAACCTACTCCGCGAACGTAAGTCATCATGCGTTGGCCGTCTTTGATGAAGGTCTCAGAGGTACAGACGATCTGCTGGTAAAAAGCATCCGAGTTGCCTTCTCTCGTCGCCCACAATTTGCCGTCACAGTCAGACCGACCACAATGACAACACCTCACGTGGGTTCCCAAGCAACACGTCTGCCGCGCCGATGGTGTGTCTTTCGCACCATCTTGGTCCCGCACGATGGTATGCGTTATCGGGTCGATTCTCATCCTGTTGCTCTCCTTGGGCTTGGCCCATCGTCCTTGTCGAACATTCCCATCGCCTTCAGCGCCTTGAACTTGCTCGGCCGGTCCTTGAAGAAGCACCGACCGCGTTTGTCCCACTTCACGGCATCGGACAGACCCAGCGCCGCCGCGTCCCTGTTGGCTTTCTCCGCTTCCTCCGGCACCACTGACGCCGCGACGGATTCGATGTTGCGGACGCGGCCGATGTTCCTGCTGCGCCGCACGACAATCGCGGCAGCGACCTGGAGCTTCTTCGCCCAGTTGATGCGGTCCCATGCCGCCTGGGGGATATCATGGAAGCTGATCCGGTTGTCGCTCATTGTGATTTCGGCCCAAGAACCTTCACGACTAAGTCCTTCACTCGCGTCACTCGATCACGCAAGCACCGATGATGGAACACCTTCCCGTCGAACGGAACAGGTGTCTGTCCCACTCTCACTTCCTTGTGGCACAGTGGGCAAATCTGTCTCATTTCGACCTCGCCAGCATGTGCGCGATCCGCTTGCGGCGGCTGCTCGCCGGGTCAACGCCGGTGATCGTGCCCTTGTTCCGGCTCGCGTAGAATACACGTTTGCCCTTCGCCGCACCGTACTCACTCTGCATCGCGGCCATGATTTTACGACCCTTGGCGGTTAGTGGCATGGTGTCACTCTTCCTCAGCCTTCTTCTCAATCCGCACTTCCTCACGCGGGTCTTCATCGTTCTTTGCGGCCTGATATTGGACCATGCCTTTGCGGGCGTACCAGTTGCCAGCACCCGACGTGAAGCATTCTGTACACCGTTCAGGAGTCTGCCGAGATGCAATGATCTGGCAAGCGTCGTAATGCTCCATCACAAGAGCAACAGCGTTCTTCACGGCCTGCTCTGCGGCTTCGCGTGCAGTCATGGTCAGGCTCCCGCGGCTGCCGCCGCCTCCTGGGGCTGTCCTTGGCCCTGCTGCTGCGCGCTCTGCCCGCCACCCGGCTGACTCAGGCCCGGCACCTGCGCCGGTTGCGCCGCGACCCACGCGCCCGCCAGTTCCGGGGCGTCCAAGAGGCCCACCGCGTACCTCGTCAACCCCGGCAGGTCCAGGGCATAGCCCAGTCCCGCCGCCATCGGAGCGCCAGGCAACAGCACCCGCTGAATGAAGTCCATCACCCGCTGGTACTTGTTCGTCGGCGTATCGGAAAGCGACGAGTACAGGTCCAGGTACACCCGGAAGTCCTTGAAGTCCCGGCCGCCCGCGGCACCCGCGAACTGATACTGCTGCTCCGGCAGACCCGGCTCGCGCTTGCTCACCGGCCGCGACTGCTGTTGCGAGTGCCAGAGATACCAAGCCAACTTGCCAGCGACCTTCGACCCGAAGTCGGCCAGCATCGCGCGAAGCATCGACACGGCCCGCTCCGCGTTCTGATTGAGTATCTGCTCCTGGCCCAACGTGCCCGCCTCCTGCTTCAACCCGCCCAGGATCGCCGGGTTCCCCGCCGCGTTCTGGAATTGCTGCATGAACCACGCGAGCGTCTGGTAGCGGTCCTTGATCGGGGCGCCGAGCTCGATCTCCTTCATCCGGTCCACGTTCTGGACCCCGACGCCCTCTCCGTCGTTCGCCTTCTGTATCCGCTGCGCATCCTCCGCAACCGTCATATCGTAGGCGAGAATCTTCTTGTGATTGTCCGCCTCGCGGACAACTTCCGCGCCTGCGTGTTGATCCCATCGTGCAGGTCGATGTACTGGCCCACCGCGGCGCTTCCGAGCACTTGCGCGGGGACGGGAATGTAGGTGAGGACATCGTAGGGGCCTTCCTCCGGCAAGTCCTCATCTCCCACCGTGCGGAGTAGAAGGTCAAGCCCCGCTCCTCGGAGGCCAGGCACAGTGATAACGACCTTCTCCCGCGGCAACCACAGGTCGCAGAACCGATACCGTGGCTGAAGTTCCTCAGCTTCGTACTTGTTCACCTGCTGTTTGCTCAGAGCCTCCGTCCGCCCCTCCATGACCTCCGAGTAGAAGCCACCCGTGCCCGTGTATTTGGGGCACTTCGCCAGGGCGTCAGGATCGAACAGGCCACACTCGTTCGCCCAGTCCACCGGCAGGAAGTAGAAGTTGCCCTCGAAGGCGGCTTCCTCGCGGACGCGGGCCTGAATGTCGATGATGTAGTCGTCCAGGTCCACAGGGTCCGCAATGGGCTGCATCGCGTCATGTAGGGGGCCTGGGCCGCCCTGCTGGGCCTGCACTACGCCCGTCTTGACAACTGCCTGGCCGAAGAAGGCGTCAAGGGCGAGCTTGTTCAAGGTCTCCTTGAAACCGATCTGCTCGAAAAGCTCGTCCAGTGCGATCTGCAAGCTCATCCCGTCCACGTCGAAGCCCGACGGGGCACCCTTGACCATGCTCTTTAGGTGCCCCTGGTACAGAAGCTCCGGCATCATGCTCCGCACGGCCTCGTAAATCTTGTTGAGCGGGGTCCGCTTGCCGTTGGAGAAGTGCGAACCCGCGTACTCCCGGATGAACCGCTTGCGGCTCTTGCGATACTCCCAAAGCCGCTGGTCGGCGATCTCCACCAGCCGCCGGAGCTTGCGGAGCCAGGTCTTGTCGTTGAAGGCTACCATTCGGATTTCCTTGCCTCTTCCCGCTCCCACTTCGCATACCGGGCACCTAAGGACACAATCGGGAACGGAACCGCCTCGCTCTTAGCCTTGCTCTGCTGGTCCAGGGCCATGCACAGGCCGGCAAGGGCAATCACGCGGTCCCCGTGGCTCGCCCTTGCACCCGTCGTAATGTCCGCCGTCGTATCGATCATCGGCGTCCCGTCGGGGCCGAGAATGTACCGCTCAAGCTCCGATACTGTCGCCTCGTCGTGGATGATGATCGCCCCCCGCGCCAGCCGGCCCCGCAGGTCGCCAAGGACGGCCACCTTGGTCCCCATCGGCCCAGCGGTAGACCACCAGCCGATTTTGTTGTCCTGCGGCTTCCACGGGATGCGATAATCCTGATTGCCGAGGACACAGCCGTAACCGAGCCGGTTGACCTCCATCCCGAACATCTGGCCGGGTCCGTTGGCCTCCCAGCCCAGCACACAGGGCCGCTGCCCGCCAAGCCACCGGCACAACGCCACGGCCTTCCCCGCGAACTCATGCGGCGGGCAGTCAGGAGAAGCGAACTCAGCCACCACGTCTCCCGTGTCGGCACAGCCCACCTTCAGGACGCTGTTACTTGCCCCAGTCCCGTGCGCGATGTCCGCGAAGGCGGCGTAGTTGCGGACCTGGAGCGGCCTGCCGTCAACGAGGGGCGTCCATAGCGACAGCCGGCCGCCAGTGCGAGACATGAACTGCTCACCCGTCAGGTCGCCGACGGATAGGGCGGGTGCCAGTTGGCCACTTGCCCGTATCCGCTGGAGCACGTCCAGGTCAAAGAACGAATCGCCGCTGGCCAGATAGTCGATGTCGATTTCCTGGGCGATCTCCTTCCGGCTCGTGCGCCTGCCGCACTCCGATTCGTACCAAGGGCTTGTCCAGTGCGTCTTGCCATCGGGGGCGGCTACTTGGTGGGCCTGCCTGCCCTTGTCAGGGTGCTCCGTCCAGTGCAGGGTGATGACCCTGACCTTCCCGCTGAAGCGGACATCGGCAAACGAACCGGCCCGACCCTGGGGCGTCGAGTTGTAGATTCGGCAGGGGGTCGCGTCCGCCGTCGCCGTCAGGATCGAGGCGGCCTCAGCAGGACCCACTGCCGCGAACTCATCCAGGAGGATCGCCTTGCGCCGCCCGCCTCGGCCAAGGTCGCTGTTTGTCGATTCGCCGTCAAGCGATGAGCCATTCGCCTTGTTGCCAAGGTGCAACTGCCGGTCCTCTACAGGCGGCACGAGCCACGCCGGTTGCCGGCCGATGAGGTAGCGGAGTTTCCAGAACAGGGTGTCCGGGTTCCCGCGCTCGTCAACGTACTGCTGCTTCCTGGACGCCGCCAGGATCGGTGTGTCAGGGACGAACTGCCAGAACCAGACCAAGGCGGCCAGGCACAGCCAGCTTGCGCCCATGTCTCGGCTCTTGTCGATCAACACGTCATGGCCCTCTTCGATTGCGTGCCACAGTTCCGCCCCGGCTCTGCGCTGAACAGGCCAAGGTATGAACGGGCGATGACGTTCAGCGCTGGGGGCACGCGGATCATACGTCCAGCCACACAGGGTGAGCCAGCGCAGGAATCCGTCGGCGCCCGCGCTGAACCTGCGCCGCCACAGGGTTTGGCTGCCGATGTCGTCTGCTCCAATCCGCCGGATGTCCCGGCGCAGGCGCATGATCTCCCTGGGGTTCGCGTGCTCAATGAGCAGGCCCCTCCAACGATTCCAGCCTGCCGGCCCATTGCTCCTCCGCGGCGGTCAACTGCTCCTCGTTCGCCTCAGGAATCGCGTCGGGGTCCTCCTGTTTCGGCACGACGAGCGAGACGAACCGAATCAGGTCGGGTAGCTCAAGCGCTTCCACCAATCGCATGAACGCAGTCCGGTCGTCGTCCGCTTTGAATCGCTTACGGAGGCCATCCAGGATGCCGTAGATGCGATCGCGCTTGCCCCGGGGCCTGCCAGCGGGGTTCCCCGACTGGCCCTTTTTCCAGGCCGGAGCAAGCCACGGTTTTCCTCTTGGTGCTCCTGGTGCTGGTTTTTCACCATCAGCAACCATCTTGCCTCACCTCTGTGTTTGCCGCATCTTGCCCAACCTCTGTAGAGACTC